TCCATCAGGAGTTACTTCATATAGAGTGCAGTAAACGTCCATTACATAAATGGCATCCTCAAGGGCTTCCTGTAAAGCTTTCTGAATATCAGCATTAGTGGCATAACTTCTCTGTTTCAGAATCTTTAACTCGGTAGCGGTTTTAGCTTCTTGTGTAGTTACATCTGAAATTGTTCCTCTACTCAATCCACAAGCATCCTCAATCCGCATAAAGATTGTATTCAGTCCGTTTGTTAAGGAAGCATCTCTTAATGCCGGAGCAAATACGTTGTAGGTCTCCTCCGAGTTCAAGTCAATCTTTCTAAATAATCTCTGCTGTTTAGTAGGCAACATGGATTGAGATTCTCCATTTGACAGTTCCACTAATCTCATAGCATCCCTATCAACATCAATTGCCATCTCTCCAGCCTCAAACTCCCACAGTAATCTCGAATACTGCATATCGGCGTCTTTGATGAGATTTACAACCCTGCTATAACCCGATACTCCGAGAGGACTATATGGGTCGATTGTGTTAGCTTCGGGCATACGGAAATATGCAAATAACAGTCTGTCAACTCCGTCAATAGTAGTAGTAGGCTCTAAGTTAGCCCATTCTGGAACTTTCTGTAAAGAGATAGGAGTTCCTAAGCTTGTAGCCGCATTGATATTTGAAAGACTAGCTAAATCCATATTTTCACTTTCAAATGCAAGGTTCTGAACTGTCGCCTGTCTGCCTACCAGTTTATGATGTTCCAGTCTGATATATACTTTCTGTACTGCTTTATCTGGTTTAATCTGTACAAATGCCGCTTCTGTGACTTTTCCGTTTGCATCAAATGCGAGTGGGAAGAACCTGTCTGCCTGAATAAACTCAAACTCAATCTCTGCTTTAGGAAGTTCTTTGTCATACTTCATTGACTGTTTGTTAGCTGACTTCTTTGAATTAGTTCCTTGAGCATCCTGACGCGTTCCAGAGCTAGTCTGTGAAGTAGTATCTTCGTACATCACAATGTAAGGTTTGATTACAAGTCCACCCTTTGCAATACCGTACTCTAATTGACGGCGAATCTGCTTTAAGATTTTCTTGTATTCCTTATTGAGAAACTCTGCCCTTTCAGTAGGTCCCTTAGGTTTGTCAGACTTGATAGTGGGAGTTCCTCTTCCCATCGTAACTGTACCATCCTCATTTGTAGCCGGGGCTACATAATCAGGGTTATCTTCTTCAATCTCTTCTGTGGGAGCATTGATTTCTGACTCCATTTCCAATGTAACCATTCGGGCTTTTTCGCTTGCAATCAAAGACGGAAGTCCTAAAGAGACAATTCTTGCAGGATTCTCACGGTCAGGCTCATGTAACCACGGAGAACGCCCTTCATACATGTCTGACCATAACTGAATAGCCATTGCCATCTTGTCTGATACTAATGTGGCACTATGAAAAATCTCTTCTACACTCTTTTTTGGTAACATCTTCCTAACCATCTCCTTTATTTTATTCAATATCGCCGAAAACATTTAGTAACCTCCCTTTATAGAATCATTACTGCCCACGTCGTTTCCACAACCTCTCTAGTCCATACCTTACACTATCAATACTGTGGTTCGCCTCATCAGGATATCCGCTAACAACTTCGTCCTCTTTGTCTCGTTCATACTCATACTCCACAAATTCTTTGTAAGTTTCTGGGCATCGTACTGGGTCTATATAAATATGGCATAATGATTGTAACCACTTCATAGAGTATACAATACTATCTGGTCCCTTTTCTGCGGGTCTACATCCATATGCGCCATATGACTTATAGTCGGATATTGATTTAGGTTCTGCACTATCTGCGGTTACGATTTCATCTGGTTTCAAGTACTTTAACTCTTTATATAGTTTATCATAAGTTGCCTTATTACTCAACTTATTACACCGAAATTCTCTGAAAATATAAAGATTTCTACGGCTAGAATCGAAGTGACACTTTGTAAACGCAAATGGGTCAGGATACCATCCCCAGTCAATCCCATTATATATCCTATCAAAGGATGCTATAAAATCATCTGACATATAGAGAGGTTCAACATTTTCAAAGACATTGCCACCAGTACCAACAGGTATACCTAAATACTCATGTTCGTATGCTCGTGGATTGGTCTCTTTTAAATCCTCTGCCTCGTCTACAAATGCTTGACCTAACCAATCAAGTGGCACATCTCTATAATCGTTAGAGGTGACAAGTGTGTTTGTTCTACTTAAAGCCTCTGTAGCATACTGATTAGCCCAGTTTAGATTACTGATGGGAGGATTGAAAGAGCGAAAATCCCAAAATGTAGTACCACCACGCATAGTAGACTGTAAGACTTTACGGATTTCTTTCTCACCACTGTACTGGTCCAACTCCTCGAACCAAGTGATTCCTATATATCCAAACGGCAATTTGACTGACTTTACTTTGTTAGGGTCATCTAATCCCATAAAAAGAATCTGCTGACCTGTAGGTTTATAGACAATAGGGTTCGCAATTGTCTTAGGAATATGAAACAATTTGTCTAATCCTAATTCATTGATAGCCCATACCATCTGTGCCCAGACAGAGTTCTTCATAGTATTGCCGACTTTACGAAATATAATGGCGTGTACTTGACAGTTTGACATAATCAGCAACGGAATCATCATGCTAATAAAAGAGGACTTGGTACTCCCTCGTCCTCCTTTAAAAACATAGTGAACGTGTTTATGTTCCATAATATCATCAAAAGCTGGATCAAATCTTGAGATAATATGGTCCTCGGGTATTACGCTTAGGTTCATACTACTCCTCACGTTTCTTGTGTTCAATTACCACATGAAGTTCATTGTCTCCGCCCTTATTCTGGGGTGCGTCAATGACTCTCTTTGCAAGTTCTTTAGCCGCACTGGTTCTTTCTCCAAGTGGTGGGTCTAAATCGAACTGGTCTTTTACTTCTCCCCTCATGACTGCTGTGAAATACATCATAACTTCTTGGGCGTCTGCAATGTGTTCATTCTTAAACTGGGTAAGCCTATATTCAATTTCTCTCTGAATATAATCCAATTCCAGAAGCTTTCTTCCTTTTGTCTTGTAACCACCCTCTTTGTTTTTGATAGTGGATCTAAGAATGTATCCAGCTTCTTGGGCAGCTTTTCCTTCGTCACCGTACTCTAAATAGAGGGTGATGAATTTATCTTCCTGAATACTCAAAGAGTGACCATCATGGGTCTTTAATCCCCACTTAGCCCTCTTTTCGATATTTGTAGAATTTACGTCTGGTAATTCGTTGTCTTTCAACTCTTCCGCCTCCTCGTTAATAATTCTCCGGCGATTGAGGATAATGAAGCCTCAGATATACCCGAAGTAGATTTGTTCATAAGATTTTGCATTTTAGTAGCCTGTGCCTTTTCTGCACTTGTACCATCTTTCTGTAATTTACTGATAGACGGATTTGTAACCGATACAGACACGTTTGCTTTTCTTCCCGTATTAGGATCGTAAGCGTGGATAGACATCTTTTTACCAGAATCCGTCAGTTTGAACTGAAATACAATGTTCTTTAGTTTACCAGTTCCTACTGTGTGCCGAGATAATCCGCTACTTGTAGGTAAACTACCATTGAACTGTGCAGCCCCTTTGACACCATATGTTTCACCGCTGTTACTACCGATTTTAAATCCGCTGGTGTTTGTTCTCGCTCCTGTGCTTCCCACTAAAATTCAACTCCTTTCTTCCGTTTGATTTCTTCCCACCAAGCCAAGTTAGTAGGAATCTCTTTCCCTTCCAGACTATAATAGAAGTCCCGGAGAAATAGTACGATTTGAATAATACTGCCAGCACTAAATACAGTCATGTTGACATACTTTCCATTATCCGGGTCCCATACTGCTTCGCTAAGAGTGTAGTATGTCATTTTATTACCGTCGGGCTTGTAGAATTGCTTTGTGCTAAATAACAGCTTGACGGCGTGTTTTTCCTTGATTGCTAGAATCAGCTTATTGACTTTTGCTGTGAAGCTTTGTGCCATACTTATCAACCCCTTTTCAAATTTCACTATACATTAAAAAATACCTTTTTGTCAAGACCGACCAGCCCCAGGTTTATAGAAAATATCCTCCAAAAAAATCTCAAAATGAGATGGATTGACCCTTGTCCGACATGGACCGATTTGGAAATAGATTTATAGAATGTGCAGTAGCCCCGAACCTCAAATTCCGCGCACAAATATTCCCACTTCAAATTCCGCACACAAATGATGTATCACACCGAGTTGTGTGAGAGTGAGAGAGACGTGCGTGTTGCATAAAAATAGGGGGGACTTGCGTCCCCCATGTTTCACGTGAAACATTTTAAGCTGTTTTTTCGTCTTTCTTTTCCGCTGTATACGTTGCTACGCGTGCGCTTGCGATAGAATCAATATATTCAGCAAGTGTGTCAATCTTGTCGAAATCTTTGCTTTTCAGCTCGAAACGATATGCATAATTGCAAAACAGTTTGTCACTATCGTTAATGCACTTTAAATCTGTTGCTAACTTTTGTGCTACCTTAAAACAATCTTGCAACATGTTCAACGCTACAGGCTCGTCAACGTATACATGTATTTTTGTAGCAAGTGCCCAAACATGCATAACGCGTACATATGCAACCCCGTCGATTACGATATCTTCGCTCTTGTTTCTATGCTTACAGTTAACTAGCGAATCAAAGTCAGAGGCAACGTTCACTTGCAATGCAATGTTTTTTTCACTCTCACGAATTGAAACAACGACTTTTTTCGTCTCGTCGATATAGCAATTTTTATTGCTATCATAATGAAAGTTTTTTAAATTCATATTAAACAACGCGTCAAGTGTTGCTGACATTTTCGCGTTTTCTTTTTCAATCAAATTTGTTGCGTTGCAATCTGTTTCTTTCCAATTTAATTCAGATAATTTACTCATATGTATTTCTCCTTTTTCTTATATGTATGTTATTAGTTAGCGCACACGTTAGTTTAGAATTGACTTTTCAAGTTGTGCTCTTCTTGAAAAGCTTTATATTAGATTTTTTTAAGAAGTGCTTTGTTCTTTTGATGATTATATAGTAGCACACTTTTATGTAGCAGTGTGCACAAACTTTCATTAAATTTTTGTGCATGTTGCACAAAAGTGTGTTACATAGTTTATATGTATCATTTTATATATTGTGTATGTTTTCAATACAATTTGAACTATTCGACAATTAGCTTATTGTGTAAAAAGTTCATACAATTCGTGTAATATATGAATTGTGTATATTTTTCAAACAATTCGTGATTTTCGTACTTTTTCGTGCCACCGCGCCCGGGACTGTCCTCTCCCAATTTTTGGGGTTGTCTCCTTGGTCCAGAAAAAATTTTTGCCTGGACCTGGGTGCCATAGGTAAACCGGGATGGTATGGTGGTAAACCCACCGATATGGTGTGGACCTATATTTACCTATAGCATGGAATTTCCAGAGAAATTTTTCTGGCAGGTGGACCTATAAGAATAAACCGGGAATGGTGGGCTGAAAATGAAAAATGGAGCCCTACTAAAATATGTAGGACTCCTATATGTATTCTGTTTTGTGGATATTAGTTTTCTGGATATTGAACATCCCTAACAACTTTTATTGCGGTATACCAATCTCTAATCAACTTCACCATCTCATAGACTTCCTCATCTGAAAATATGCCCATATCCTGTAACGCGTAACTGTATCCTTTCAAAGTTCTGCGGCGTTTCTGGAGATATGTTATTGCATCTTCCCTGCTATCATATACATGGTCTTCCAAGTTTTTAAAACATTCTCGCCTAGTCTCCTGAATAAACTGTTTAAACTTCTCCATCATCATTTCTTTCATTTTGGTATCCTCTCTTTCTATGTTGTTGTATCACGGTTTATCGAGCATTCTCTTGCTCTCAAGTATATAGTAGCATTCCTAGATTTTGATAACAATAGGTCCTATATATATTTATTTTGCT